CGCTTATTTAGATTTCAAAGTGGTTAACTTTGGGACACTAATTGAATGATTACGAAGATAGTTAGGATCATAAGCGCGGACTAAGACCTGGCGGACCTTGTCAAAGTAATTCTCGCTAAGAGTTACTTTGCCACCTTTATCAAATTGGGCCGCTTTTGAGGGGTCTCCGTCATATAATACTTCTGCTGTTGTAACCGCACGCTTTGATTTAGCTAGAGCTTCGTCGTCTTCAGCGCGAACACCATCAAAGATGTCCTTGAGTGATACATCTAACATAAGGTGCTTTTCATCAAAATAAGCAATGATATTAAGCACTGGTGCTACAAATTCGGTAACTTCTGGATGGTCAAAATCAATTAATTTTGCTAATTGTTGATACCAAGCCAGAGTCCAACCACAAGGTCCCAGGCCGGAAGAACGCTCCTTCATGAGCATTGATCTCAAGACTCTTGGCCATGCGTAGATCATGATGCGCTTTCCGTTATAGTCAAATAATCTATATTGTAGGAACATTGGTCCAAACGCTATTTTCGTTGGGTCATCAATTTCATGTCCTAATTCTTTCGCATCATCCTGTAGGCGTTTTAAATTGGTACTCTTCTTCATGATGGCTAATACATCATCACCCATAACTAGTAACCAATGTAAGATTTTAGACACAATATCTCTCACGTAATGATCGTCTTGTTTCATAAGGAGGTAGGTCATGGAGAAGGCGTTGACTAGTCCTCCACCTCTATTCGTATCAATGAAACCACTGAAGATACGTCCGAATTCTTCGATGACTTTATTTAAAGTACCTGCTACCAACCAGGTTTTAGTCATTAATATTGCTCTGTACATAGCTAGATCTCTTGATCGCTTATCAGCACACTTAAGCATTGACACTGCTCCAACCAACTCTATTAACTGCTTAGTAATATGCCAGTCAAAACGGTGATAGTCTAAATTTCTAGGTACATAGCCGGTGTGTTCACAGAAATCCGCAATCTCCTCAAGTATAGATTTTAATTTCGCGGCGTCGTTATATCCTGCAAACAGAGGTGATTTGGTCTTATAGGCTTCAATCTCAATAGCCTCTAACTGGTTTAGCACAAGGTTGACGATTCGAGCTGTCGCATTGATGAGACGACCCTTCTGCCTTTGATATCTACTAAACTCTGTGGTCACGTTATATTTGTTTAGTAACTCTGGGTGATCTTTAATCGTTTCAGCGATCTTCATTGTTAATTGAGCATATGTAAGATCGGTACCCTTGACAGTGCTTCTGTCATTCCCGAAACCCTCATATCCAGGAACAAAACCAACATTAGTATGTTTGGTCTGGAATGGGAGATCTATTTCTACTATGTTTCGGGTTGCGGATACAGTAGGTATAGAATCTGCTACCACCTCGACAGCCTTAGCGAAAACTAGGTCTTTACTCAACTTCGACCTAATATCGATAGCTTCGGTAGGTTTGGCATAGATAGCAATTGTTTCATTAATTTCTTCTACCTGTCCTTCGCCAATATCACGGAATTTGTTCAAATCCCAATTTATCCAACACTGTGTCCAGTAGTGTCGAATATCACAAATGGGTAACGATTCGTCATAGGTATCAGTCTTCTTCATTGACTGCTGCAATAATAATGACTTGACAGTCTCGTCTAACCATTTCTCAGCCTTGGTAACGTCAGAACCAGTTTTAAGACGTTCACCTTCACTTATGTCTCCGAATGCTTGTAGCATATTCTTCATGATCGGAGTCATAGGCACTTCTGTGGGGTGCGCTGTGGCCAACTTGGATACTTCTAAGCCGCGCTTAATTTCTCTCTCTGTCATCTGAGGTTTTCTTAACCATTGACGACCTACACGGTCTATCTGTTCCATGTTCACTTGAATCTCTTTGATTCCATTTTGATTCATGATTTTGAATCTCCTTTCTTATTATAGATT